ATCACCGGGGTCGATCTGTCGCAGCCTTGGGACGACGACAGGGCGTTTGCGAGGTTCTGTCGCCAGGCCCTGTCGTCCGGACTGCCCATGGCGAGTAGCGCGGCGTTTGCTGCGGGCATCGTCGAAGGCACAAGGGTGGCGCTTGATCGCATTTCGGAGGGCTATGGCGATCTGTGCGACATGCCGGTCAGTGACGCGCTCCGTGCCGTTCGCGCCGGGATGTCCCAATGGCGCTCAGTGATGAACTTCTATTCGCGGTTTCAAAAGGCCGTTGACGTGGCGGTGGGGAAAGGCGGCGACGGTGAACCCGACATGGCTTGATCCCCAAAACCGCTACCTCACGAACGACGAGATCATGAACGCGGTGGCCCGCATGTGGAAAGAGATCGACCTCGATCCGTTTTGGGATCCCGAACAGTCGTGGTCGGCAAACTACGTTTTTGACGCACGACGCGGCGAGGATGCCTACGCGATCGACTGGACATCGCCCCTCGACAGGCTGCCCGTGCGCGCGCTTGTCAACGGTCCATATTCCGCCGCGGCCAAGACCGCCGAGCGGATCGCGGGGCAGCTTCGCGTGTACGGCCGGCACGCCCTGCACGTGATCTCGATCTGCCCCGCGGCGCCGGGATCGGACTACTGGCGCCGTCATGTCTGGCCCTACGCCAGCGCGGTAGCGTGGCTCGGGCGCGCGGCGTTTCCCGCGGCGGTCGACATCGTCGACGGCGCGGGCAGCCTCGTGTGTGCCGCTGGGGAGATCAAGACGGGCAACCGCACCGAGATCGCGGCCCTGTACTACGGCTCCGAGGCCCCGTTGTTTCGCGACGCGTTCTCGGCTTGGCCGGTGCTCCGGTGGGATCGCGGGGTGTGTGGCCCATGAAGATCGACACAAGCAAGCTCGTCCCCGGCGCTAACCTGCGCTGCGCCAACCTCAGCGATGCCAACCTCAGCGGTGCCAACCTCCGCTGCGCCAACCTCCACTGCGCCACCCTCAGTGGCGCCAACCTGCGCTGCGCCAACCTCAGCGGTGCCAACCTCAGCGATGTCAACCTCAGTGGCGCCAACCTCAGCTGCGCCAACCTCAGCGGTGCCAACCTCAGCGATGCCAACCTCAGTGGCGCCAACCTCGGTGACGCAAGGATTGCCAACACCAGCTGGCCATCTCCGACGATGGTCCTGCTGGCGGAGTGGGGCGCGCTATCCGACGATCTGACGCGCGACGCGATGTTGTTCGACGCGTTTTGCCACGACGATCCGATGGTTTTCGACGCATGGGCGAGCGGCGGGCCGTGCCCGTATGCAAACAGGCGCTTTCAGCGTGCGGTGAACTTCCGCGAGAAAAGGCATCTATGGCGCTGTGGCGATCCGCCTCCGGCGTACATACTGATGGAACGGATCCTAAGGGAGAAGTGCAGGCAATGACAGATCTCGCAGAGACACTACGCCTGCACGGGAGGTGGCGCCGTGGCGAGCCGGGTGGCCAGCGCGCCAACCTCCGCGGGGCCAATCTCAGCGGCGTCAGCCTCGACGGTGCCAACCTCGACGGTGCCAACCTCGACGGTGCCAATCTATGCCGCGCCAGCCTCGACGGGGCCAAGTTTAGCTGCGCCAAACTCAGAGGTGCCAACCTTAGCGGCGCCAGCCTATTTGGCGCCACCCTCAGTGGCGCCAACCTGCGCTGCGCCAACCTCACCGGCGCCAGCCTCAGCGAAGCCAACCTCACCAGCGCCAGCCTCGTCGACGCCGACCTCCGCGGTGCCGACCTCCGCGAAGCCAACCTCTACCGCACCAACCTCGCCCGCGTCGACCTCGTCGACGCCAACCTCAGCAGCGCCAACCTCAGCAGCGCCAATCTCAGCGGCGCCAACCTCTACCGCACCAACCTCTACCGCACCAACCTCAGCGGTGCCGACCTCCGCGGCGCCCACCTCGTCGACGCCAACCTCAGCAGCGCCGACCTCAGCGGCGCCAACCTCCGCGGCGCCAACCTCTACCGCACCAACCTCAGCGGTGCCGACCTCCGCGAAGCCAACCTCACCGGCGCCAGCCTCAGCAGCGCCAATCTCAGCGGCGCCAACCTCCGCGGCGCCACTATCACCGATACCAAATGGCCCGCGCCGACAATGGTCCTGTTGGCGATCTGGGGCGAGCTATCCGACGATCTGACTCGCGACGCGATGTTGTTCGACGCGTTTTGCCACGACGATCCGATGGCCTTCGATGCGTGGGCGAGCGGCGGGCCATGTCCGTACGAAGGCAAGTATTTTCAGCGTGCAGTGAACTTCACCGAGAAGCAACACCTATGGCGCTGCGGCGATCCGCCGCCGGCGTACGTGTTGATGGAACGGATCTTGAGGGAGAGATGCAAGCTATGACGCGCCCGGCGTCGTGCGGCGCATGCGGCCAGCCGATCACGTGGCGCCAGTCATCACGCGGCGACTGGTCTGCGTGGTCTGCCGACGGGCAACCGCACCTCGCCACGTGCCACGACGGCTTTTGGCACTCATCGCAGCAGCACCCGGACAACGGTCCAGGCGAGCAGGCCCAACGCGGTGCCGAAGGCGAGGGCCGCGAGCAGGTCGGACCACGTCGCTAGTCGTCGTCGGGGCGATACCCTGAGGTGACCGACCCAGGCGACGTGATTGAGATCGGCTGCGTGTCGTCCCGCGTCGCCTGCCGCGCCGCCGTCCTGGCGATCTCCGCCCCCCGGGCCCGCTCCCGCCAGCGCTGCAGCGAGGCGATCTGTTCGGCCCGACGGTCGAGTTCGCGCCGCAGCTCGCGGATCTCCTCCGCGTGGCGTCGCACCGTGACCCGAAGCGCCGCCCACCCCGCGATCACCGACGCGAACGTGCTGGCGGAGATCGCGATCGTCGCGGGGTCGTCCACCGGGAGATCGTAGCGCGCTCACCGGCACAGCGTGTGACGATCGGCCGGTGTGGTCAAGGCAGCGACATGCGGAGGGCCTTGCGCCGCAGCGCAAACAGACCCGCACAAAGCGCGCCGACACGCCCCACGCTATCACAGATACCGCGTGCAATGCTCCCACCACGGGCCGTGCCACGTCTGCGGCACCGACATCCCCCCCAGGCACCACCCCGGCCCCGGCACCCGTAGCCCGAGCGCGGCGCCAGCCCATTCCCCACAATGCGACCACACGGCGGAGCCCGGGCAGATCGGCCGGTTGGGGCGACCGACCGAATCACGCCCCGTGGTGCGGTGCGGCAAGATCCCGAACACCTCGCCGCCTGCCGCCCGAATGTCGTCGCAGGCCGTCATGATCGCTAGCCGACAGCCCTGGATCTGAAGATCACCCAGCTGGCCACGGCCGTACTTGGCAGGCATCCACCACTTGCCCGAGCCCGCCACGCCCTCGAGATTGGCCAGCACCTCGATCGAGATCGCGTGCCACGGGTACCGGTCCACCCGGTTTGCGGCGACCAGCCGGGTGGGCGGCGGATGCACGCGAAACACCACGCCCGACGGCCCCACCGCGTAATGACAGGTCACCCGGTGGGCCGACTTGCGCCAGGCCTCATCGCTGCGCTCAACACCGGCCTGGTGCAGCACGATCACCACCTGGCGCGTGGACAGGTCGACAGCTGGGAACCGCGTCCGCTTGAGCCGCCCCGAGCCGTAGCGCTGGGCCGCAGCCGGCCGCTGGAGGTCGATGATCCCGAGCACTGGCGAGGGGGCTGGGGGTGTGCCCCGCGAGGCGGACGGGTGATTGAGGTCGGGCCGCCAGGGTCCCGACGCGTCGAACACGGGGGCGACCAGGGCCTTGATCCGATCAAAGATCGACATGGGCGCAGGATACCCGGTACGATGCGGACCGTGGCAGCACGACACGCACCGGCGACGGCTCCCGAGGGCTGGGCGTGGGGCAGGGTAGGCAGCGTGGAAACGGTCGTGCAGATCGCCGATCGTGGTCAGCACATTGAGCTATCGATCTATCCGACGACCGTCGTCGGCCCGTCGACGGGATCCCACGTCGAACTGTGTGCCGGAACCAAGACGGTGAAGGTCCCCGTTCGCGTGATCGCGTGGCTCTTGGCCCGCAATGATGGTGTGTGGCAGGAAGTTTTGGAAGCTCGCGGCGCCGGCGATTAGCAGGCCGTGTCCACAGGCGCCCAGATCTTCGGGCCCCACACCCCCTGCGCCACGATCGCCTGGGCCTGCGCAAGCGTGATGATTGTGCCGGAGAACTCGATCCAAGGATTGTACGACGCGGAAGCACCTTCGCCGTAGGGCAGATCGTCACCGGTCCCGCCATTGCCAGCGCCGCCTGAGCTGCCCCATACTGCGTTGACGTCGGGCGTGGTGCCCGAGGCATCGGAGTAGCCCAATTCAACCACCAGCCGATCACCTGCCTGTGTGCGATAACCCAGGCTCGCGGAGATCTGCGCCGCCTGGATCGCGCGGCGCGACAGGTAGGCCCCCGACGATATTTCCGTGCCCGAGCTGTGCGCACCCACGGCGAGCAAAACGGCGCGCTCAACCGTGCCAGCGGCGTTGACCAGCCGAATGCCAGCGCGCCACGTGGCGTTATCGTCCGCGTTTGACTCGGCGGCGCGCAGCGATGCGCTGACATACATCCCGGCAAAGTCGATGCCGGCCGCGAGGGGGTCGGACACATACTGCCGATCGAGCGCAAGATCGCCGGCCGACCAGTCGATCGCGGAGCCCCCGGCGAGGGTATCCGTCGAAAGTCGTGTGGTCGCGAGTAGGCGGCGAGCTGCCTCCGCGGTGTCATCCCAGTCCGCGGAAAACGCGGGCGACACACTGGCAGCGGTGGAGGCACGGAAAAAAAACCGGGTGGGCATCGCGGCCATTGTACCCTTGGGCGTGGCCGACGACCCAAGCGCATCGTCATCGATCTCCGGGGTGCTCGCCGTGGACACGATCCACCCGTCGGGGGGCGGACAACGCCCGGTCTCTGGTCGCGACGTGAGGCCGTGGCCGCTGGCGGCCGCCGACCCGCTCGCCCTGGTCGTGGGTGGGGTGTTCGTCGTGGCGGCGTCGGCGGGGCTGTTCTCCGCCTTCGGATGGTCGGTCGACCAGATCGCCCAGGTGCAGGCCGGGATCTTGATGGTCGCCGCGGCCGTGCGGTACCTACTCGAACGCCACAACGCGTCGCGGGTGGTCGCGCGGATGCTGTCGCGCGAGGCGACGGCGTATCACGAAGGGCTCGTGCGCCCCGTGCCCGACACGACCGTACACACGTTTCGCGAGCCGCCGGGCAGCGGTGAGACATAGGACCCCTTGCGCGAGCCGGCCGCTGGGGCCGACGATGACAGGACATGCGTCACGCTGCCGTCATCGTCACCGCCGCCACGCTCGCGGCTTGCCAGCCACCGCCCACGCTGCCGCCCACGCTGGGGGCCGTCATGTCGCGCGTCGACGTGCCGCGCCTTCTGGACTGCGCACGCTCGCTGCCCGACTACAGCAGCGCCGCCGCGTGTCTTGGCGCGCGGCTTTTGACCGTCGGCCTGAAGGCGGCGATCGACAGGGCGACCGGGCTCGCGCAAAAGGCTGAGCAGGCGACGGCCCCCGCGGGCGCCGATGACATGACCGACACGGAAAAGCGAGAGCTGGCGACCGACCTCGACGCCGCGATGGGGCAACTGGCGATCGAGCTCGACGCCGCGGGAGAAGTGCCATGAACGCCAAACCCAAAAAGCCCAAGAAGCCCGCCAAGCGCCAACCCAACGGCAAGCCCCAACCGATCGGCGATCACGACGTGACGCCGCGCGACCCCTTCCCGGTCCCCGTCGACGAACGGGTCTGGCTGGGCAGTCCTGCGAAGCGACCCCATCGCCGCAGGATGAACGCCGCGTGAACGCGGCCGAGGCTGTCCGCTCGATCATCGCCAAGCTGCGGGTGATCAATCCAGGAGTGCACGTGGCGATCCGGTGTGGTCCGCGGCTTTGGTGGGACATCGTGCTCGTGTTCACTTTTGGCGGCACGCACCGCCGTGGTATACACGCCGCGGTGATCGAAGCGATCGTAATCGCGGCGACGCGGATCGAGCCCGACGACACGCTACAGCCCCGCGAGTTGCTCGCCTACAACGTCGACAGTGGCGAGATCATCGACTGCGCCTGCGGCCGCTATCTCGGCGAGCACGTCGAGGCATGACCAACCCCGGACTACCGCACGCCGCCCTTTTCGAGGTGCTCGATTGTCGTGCGGCTCGAATCCCGCTCAATCGGCGCCTTGGAAAGTGTGCCCCGGACGGTCGTGCCCGGCGGTGGCATCTCCGCCGGCGGCGGCGGTCCGCCATTGATCGACGCCGCGAAACCCGGTTCAAGCGAGTCGTCCAGCGGGATTCCGAACAGTGAGCCGACCCGCACGCGCGCCTGGTAGGGCACCGGCCTGCCGTTTTTCTTGGCCATACCGACGGCCTCCATGATCTGCGCCGTGAACCGCTCGAACAGCTTGGGATAACAGGCGGCGATCGCCTCGACGTGCTCGGTCTGCAGGCCACCGGTCGCCAGTGCTGCGAGCTTGGACAGCGGGTCGGCGAGCGCTTCGGCATAGGAGCCGAACTTGGTCAGCTGCGCCGGGTCGACCAGCGGTTTGCCGCCGCCAAACTTGGGAGTGTGCACTGGCGGCAGCTTGCTCATGAGGAACATTGTCGCCTTGGCGCCGATCTTGGGGATCAGGTCGGCGGCCGCGGGTGCCACGTGGCGCAGGTCGAAAACCTCGGACTCCAGTCGCTCGCCGATGGCCATCGGGTCGCCAGCGAGCTGGACGACCATGTCGCGCAGTGCCTCGATCTGCCTTTCGCGGCTGCGCTTTGCTTCGGGGGTCTTGGCGGCGTACAGACTGCCCGCCCCCTTGGCGGCCGCAGTGCGGGCTGCCGCACCCACGCCCTTGGCCGCCACCTTGGCGCCCTCGACAAAGCCCCGGGCCGCAGAAAAGGCCGCCTTCTCGGCGCCGTCGAACGATTCGAGCATTTGCCGGACCCGGGCCGCTACGCGCAGCGTCGTCATCGGCCGGGTGAAGGCCCCCAGCGCCGCGCCCACGCCCTTGCCCGCCGCCCAGCCGACCAGGCCGCCGGCCACGCCGCCGACCGACTGGGCGATCGTCGACGCGCCGCCGCGTGCCAGCCGTGCCCGCGCGCCTTCCTCGAGGCGGCCCACGTTGCCCCGGTGCTCGCGCATCGCTGCGACCTCGCGGCCATACACCACGCCGCCATCGGCTTCATCGATCGCCTGCCGTAGTGCCTTGACGTCCTGGCCGACGTTCTCCAGGGCGTCGGCGGTCACTCTGCGGGCGGCCAGCACCTCGCCGATCTGCTCGCCGTACCGGGCGACCAACGTCGCATTGGAGTCGGTGACGCCGTTTTCCATCGCCAACTTGACGCGGTTGGGCAGCTTGTCCAACGCGGCAGATTCGGCTTTGCGGGCCGCGTAGACGTCGAGCATGCCTCGGCCCCTGGGGCCCCACATCGCGCCGTCGTCGACCATGCCGCGCAGCGCATCGCGAAAGCCCTCCAGTTGCGCCGCGTCGCGCGAGCCGACGGCACGGTGCTGTGAGATCAAGTCATCCAGGTCGTTCGCCGCCCGGTGCAGCGTGGCGTGAGCCTTGGCCGGGGAAGCGATAAGGTCGTCGTCCGACGCGCGCAGGATCTTGCGCGCCTGGCGAAGCGCCCCGGCCGACAGTGGGTCGGAAAATCCCCAGCCCGCGGGGTTTTTGATCGCGTCATCGATCCGCGCCGACACCAGCTGCAGGGCCTCGCCGGCGCCGCGGGTGCCGATCTTCGCCGTGGACGCGAGTTCGCGTTGGGCGGCCTCAAAGGCGTCATCGGTGCGCGTGCCGACCACGGACCTCATGCGCAGGCCGATCTCCCCGAGGCTGTCGGCGACGGGCCGGCTGGCCGCGGCCAAGATCTGCCGCCCGCCTTCGGTGCGCGAGGCGTTGGCGAGCGCGTCGATCGAGGCGTGCTGCGTTGCGTCGGCCCCCAGTGCCCGGGCCTCGGCGTGGGCAAGCCGGGCCCCCGGGCCGTCTCCCAACGCGGCCGCCCGGACCGCGGGATCGGCCAGGTCATCGCCAGCCCCGGCGACCCGCTCAAATGCCGACCCCGCGATCCGTCGGCCCCCTCGCGCAGCTGCTGCCAGCCCTGAGCCCGCGAGCGACACGCCCCCGCCCAGCAGGGCCGACATGATCCCAGCCTCCCCCGCGCCTGCCAGGAGCTTCTCCGCAGTGATGTCCGCGTCCCCAAGCGAGGCCTCGGACACGACGGCCCCGGCCCCGTAGGCCATCCCCTCCAGGCCCGCCCCGACACCGTGCCCGGCCGCGCGGGCGAGCACGCCGCCGCCCAGGCGCGACGCGACGGCCTCACCGACGCCGGCGGTTGTGCGGGATACCAGGGCTGTGGGCGCGGCAGCCAGGGCGCCACGGACACCGGCCCGGGCGCCGGCCGCACCGGCCCTCGCCCCGAGCCCGACCGCACCGGCGCCGCCCGACAAGAGGACCGGAGCGATCGCCCCAGCGAACTCAAGCGCTTGTGTCCCCTCGGCGCGGGCGGCCAGCGCTTCGGTATCGGCGCCCAGCCGCGCGGCCGCGAGGTCGGTCAGCCCGAAGAACAGGCCCCGGCCCACGGCCTCCACCGCGGCTCGTCCCCCCTGCTCGGACGCCTCTTTGGTGACCGCAATCGCCTGCGCACGTTCGGCAGACACGGGCCTGTAGCCGCGTGTCGCCGCATCCTCAACGCGATCAGCCGGGATCTCGAGAACGTCGCGGCCCTTGGCGACTTTGACGGTATCGGCTGGGCTCGCCATGGGCTACTGGGTGAACATCCCGGCGCGCGGCAGCGATTGCGTTGGGCCGACGACGGTCCCACCGCGCGGTGTTTTTTCGATCGGCTCCACCCCCGGCAGCGTCGATCGCAGCAAGTTGGCTTGCTCGACCAGGTCGATGTCGTCAACCCCTCCACCTTGCTGCGCGCCGACGCGTTTTCCGCCGAGCGCTTCGGCATCGGCATCGACGTCGCCGGAGCCCACCGCCGCGACACCGCGCGACTGACCCGTGCGACGGGCGAGGTTGTCCTGGTAGTACTCCCATGTTTCGTCGGTGACGGCCGCGCCGACGCCTTGGATAAATCGGGAGTTGGCCGTTTTGAGCCGTTCCAGGTTGCGCATCATTTCATTGTCGCCGATGCCGGAGTAGGCCGAGTTGAAGCGACGTTCGATCTCCTCGTCGGAGAGCACGGCGCCAGACTCCGACCGCAACTGCCGTTGCATGATCTCCATGATGTCTTCTCGCACAGCGCGGCCATCCTCGGACCAAAAGTACGTCGCGAGTCCAGTGCCACGACCGGCGACATCCTTCGACTGGTGGCGCTCAATGAACGAGTCGATCCCGAGGTTCACTCCGATATATGGCGCGACCTCCTTGGCGAGAAACTGTGCCTGTTTGACCGTGCCGCCTTCGCCGGTCATCGATTGCGCCTTGGTCTTGAATTCTTCCACCGACCAATCGTGATGCTGTTTGCTCGCCTGGCCAAAGGCGTCCGCGTAGCCCTTTGCAATGATCCCGGTGTCCGCCTTTTCGATTTCCCGAATCGCGGCCCGCGCCTGTCGTCGGGCACCCGCGTACGGGTCGACCACGGTCGACTGCGGCGTAAGGGCAAGCTGGGTCTTGAGTTGGTTGCCGATGTCGCGTAGGTGCGTCTCAAGCCCGACCAGTTCTTGGTGCAGGTTGGCTTTGGCCGTGGGCACGGTGGTCTGCGCGATCGCCTTGCGGATCTCGGCGGCGCCGGCTTCAGCGACCAGTTTTTGCGTGTAGAGGTCCGACGCTTGTTCATTGCCCAGAAGCGAAACTTTGCGCTCGATCCAGTCACGCTTTTTCTCGGCGGCCATGTTTGCCGCGGTCCATTTCGTCTTTCGGGCCTCGTTTCGCTCGGACGCGATCCGGCTCATGAGGTCGACCATCTGTGTGCCCGACCCCTTGCCGGCACCTGCGAGCCATCCGCCCGCGATCATGCCCAGCGCCGCGGCGACCTGTGCCCCTTTTCCCATGCCGCGAAACACGTCGGCGGCCGTCTCGGGAGCCTTGTTCAGCTCATTGAGCGCCTGCTGCGACTCGTGATCGTACTGCGAGAACGCCTTTCCAAGCCGCTCGCGCTCGTCACGTCGCGACTTTTCGAGGTCGAGCATGGCCCGTGCGGCGCGTCCCTGTTGCAGCGCCGCCTGTTCTTGTGCCGCACTGATTGCCGTGGCCTGCCGGATCTGCGCTTCTGCCACGCCTTCGGCGGCGCCGCGCATGCCGGCCATCATGCCTGGCTGCCCCACGGTGCCCAGTGACACAGGCGGGGCGGTCTTCACCGCCTCGGCTTGCTTGCGCTCAAATGCCAGTTTTGCCATCCCCTGGGTAATCTGGTGTCCGGCCTGCGCCGTGTTGATCCTGGCGGCGTAATCGCGATCGGATTCGCCTTCGAATCTCGGGTATTTCTCGGGAACGAACGGCTCGGGGACGAACTGCTGCGGCTGTCCCTGCCCGAAGTATTCACCCGCACGCTCGGCCACCAGCGGGTAAATCTTGCTCGCGATGCGCACAGGTCCCGGCAGGCTGGCAAGGATCCCGAGTTGTTCTTGCCGCTTTGCCTCCAGCTCTTGCCGGGCGCGCTCGACACCCCCATAGGGGTTGGCGTACGGATCGAGCGTCGGCAGCGTCGACGCGTCGCCGACGACCGGGGATGGTTGCTCGGCGGCCGCGGCCAGCTCTTCGCTGCGCGCGGTCTGCTGCGCCGCGAGTTCGGCCTCCCGGTCGGCCCGCGCCTGTTTTTCGGCGGCGATCCGGTCGGCGGCGGCTTGGGCGGCTTGGGCGTCTTGTGCTGCGCTTGCGGTTGTGGCCATTGTCTTTTACCTGGGCTGCGGAACGTTCCAATAGGGGGCAAACTGGCCGTACTCTTGCGGCTGCATTGGGCCCGCAGCCATCGGCGACGCGGAGCCGGGGGCGAACATGCCGGGCGACGGCGCCCCCGCGCCACCCATTTGCTGCTGCTGCCAAAGCTGCATCGCGCTGGGGGCCGTCGGTGCGCTGGCCATTTGCCCGCCCTGCTGCTGCAGCATGTAGCCGCGTTCGAGCATGCGCAGACGCTTTTCCTGGTCGGCGGATGCCGCGAGCGCCAGCGACATGCCTCCGGCAACGTCGACGGTCTTGCCTGCGGGTGTGTTCTGCACGAGCTGCGCGCCCGCAGGCGAGCGTTCGAGGTCCTGCGCCATCACGCCGATCCGCGTGCCCGCCGGACCATACTCGGGGGATTTGTACTGATAGGTCGTCGGCGTGAGCGACCCGACCGCCTGCGAGGCCTGCAGCCCGCCGGGCTGAGCGTTGGTCTTGACGCGCTCGTCCGAGAACATCGCGGCCGTCTGCGCCGCGCCCATGCCCCCGCCGATGAACCGATCGGCGATGCCCAGCCCAAAATCGCGGTTGGCCTGCTGCTGCGCAAAATCCCGCTGCAGCTGAAACTGGTTCTGCTGCTGCGACGCGTCCATTTGAGCCATTTGCGACTGCTGCAACATCTGCTCATAAGCAAGCTGCTGCTGCATATTCATTTGCGCCTGGGTGTTGGCCATGTCCGCCATGCCGCCCATCGCCGCGAGCTGTTCTTGCGCCCGCAGCTGCGCCGCTTGCTGGTTGCCGGCTGCCTGCGCCCCGGCACCCGCAGCCGCGGCCGCCCGCGACATGCCGGCGATGTTGCCACCGCGCCCCTGGGCCATCATGGCCTGCTGATTCGCGACGTTCTGCGATGTGGCCTGTTTGAGCTGCTCCTGGGCGAGCGATGGCCCCTCGCCGCGAGCCTGCGCCGCGTACATGTCGTAAGCGGACTGCTGCTGCCCGCCAAACTGACCCGCCATCCCCTGGTTGGCCATCGCCTGCTGCTGCAGACGCGACATCGCCTCATTTCCACCCGTGCCCGCGCCATACTCCGGCTGATAGTTCGGATCGGCGTTGCTCCACTGCTGCGGGTTGCGTCGGTTTCGGACCGTCTCCACGACGTTCTTGAACGGATACCAGATCATCGTGCCCCCTACTGTAGCGCCCCGTGGGCCCCCGAGCCCACCCGTTTGATCCGCGTCTTGGTGCCGATCTCGATGGTGATCGACACAACCCGGATGTTTTCAGTCTGCGCGACCGTTCCCGACTCGTAGATCCGCAGCATCACCGCCGACACCTTTTGGCGGCTCGGGCGGATCACCCCAAAGTCATCGGCGCCCGACGCCCACGTGTAGGTCTCATAGGCCGTGGTCTCGTCGAATGTGCCGTTCTCGTCGTACCAGACGTCACACGACAGGTCGGAGTCGTTTTCCCGCTCGACCTGGATCGCGATCTCCCGGATCCGCTTGAGCCCGGCGATGCCGGCGAGGTGGATCCATTCGGTCTGGATGTCGATGGGGATCGCGACCGTGGTGGTGTAGTTCTCGTCGGCGTAGACGGTCGACGACGCGGCCCGCTCGACCGCAAGCCCCCCCTGCTGCAGCACAACGTGGAGCGTCTCGCCGGCGATCGCCCGGTAGGCGGCGGTGGCCTGCATGGTGTTGAGCGCGGTCGAGGCCCCAGCGAGTAGGGGGAACTGGTCGGTCCACGACCACTGCCGGTGCAGGTAGTCGTAGATCAACATCGCCGGGTCGGCCGTCGTGCCGGGCGCGTCATTGCCGACGAACCGGATCTGGTGACGATCGGGCAAGAGCACCGCGCCGCGAAGGTTGCCCATCCGGCGGATCCGCTCCTCGATCGCCGCGCCGGCCGACACGTAGTCGGGCTGCTTGCCCCGGTTGAGCAAGTAAACGCCCTTGTCACTTTGGAAGAAAATGCCCGGCGGCGCGAGCACGACGGATTTCGGCTCCAAACACCCCGTGCCGCGCTCGATCACCTGCACCGAAAGCGTGGCGCCCTGACCGGTCCCATCGTTGCCCTGTCCGCCCATCGCATAGATCGCGTCACGCGTGAACACGATAAGATCGTTGTCCATCACCTGCATGGCGACGATCTCGCCGTCCCACGGGTAGCGGAACGCGTTTTCGGCCCAGAACTCGGGCACCACGTTCTCTGATCCGCCGGGCGCGGGCAGCACCTCGTCGGAGTAGTACAAAACGCCATCTTCCGAGGCACCGAAAAGGCGATTGTTCCACGCCTCGATCACCCGCAACGGCGGCGGTGTCATCGGCACGGGCAGATTCCAGCCGCCGGCGCCCAGCGACCAGGACAGAAGCTCGGACGACGTGGAAAATGGCGTCCCGCCGCTGGTAAGCGTGACATCCAGCCACGGTTCGTCGCGGTCGTTTTGCGGCGTGTCGCCGATCGGCAGCACGGCCGCGCTGCCGGCGAACGTGCGGTAGAACGTCTGCCCTTCGTCGACCGAGTGCCAGATCGCGATCTCGATCGGAGCGGTCGACGGGTAGTGAAAGTCGGCATCCTTGACCGAGATCCCCATGCACCGCACGCGAACGATGATGTCCTCGTCGGTGTCCAGGGTGATCGAGATCGGCTGCGACGGTGCCGATCGGTGCAGGTGGCCCTTGCTGTCTCGCCACTCATACGTTGCACATATGTAGTATGTCCCCGCGCCGAAACCGTCGCCGACCAGCACGTCGGCGGCCAGGTCGAGGATCTCGGGCAGCCACGGCCAGCCGAGCTCCACCACCTGGGTCCCGTCGTACACCGATGGCATCGCGCCCGCGAACACCAACACCCCGCCGATCTCCACGGCGCGGCCAAGCGAGCGGGGCTGGCAGATCTTGAAGTTGTCGGCAAGCGCGCTCGGTTCGTCGTCGCGGCGACTGGTGAACGGCTCATCGGGATAGAACACCACGCCACGCACGGCCGCGTTTACCGGCCGCAGTGCGCCGGCCGACGACTGCGACAGGCGCTCAAAGAACATCCCGGCGAACACCACGGACTTCAGGTCCGGGCCCATGGCATGGTGCGGGGGGCCGGCAGTGTTGCTGATATGGTTGTTTCGCTTGCCCTCGGACGTGTAGGGGATGTCGGGCGACAGCCCCGGCGTGCCCGCACATCGGCCGTCGAACAGGGCGCCGCAGTTGATCGACGCGACGGGCACGGGTTGCACCTGTGCGTCGGCCGTCGCCGCGGCGAACTGCTGGTAGCGCAGGTCGAGCACAAACCCCGCCATCGACTGGTATGGGTAGGCGTCCGACGCGGACGCATGCGACACGCCCACGAAGGCGTTGTCGACCCCAGCCGTGCCCGACGCGTACAAAAACGGCCGCGACACCAGGCCCACGCCTTCGGCGTGCATGTTGTAGTTGACTTCTGTGGCCGTTGACGCAAGCACGCGCTTGATGGCCACCCGCCGCACGCGATCGTCGGGCGATCCGGCCGCGAAGTTGGCGGTGTAGGCGAACTCCGCGGCAACGAGGTGATTGTTTGCCGACAGCCGCCGCGCACCGACGGCCATCGGGATCACAAGGCCAGAATAGGCCGCCTCATTGAACAGCAGATTGCTGGTCTGGTTCGATGTGCCATCGTCGGCGTCCACCCGGGTCATGTACAGCTGCTGCGAAACGCTGTCGTTTCCCCACAGGATCAGGATGTTCCCGACGGTGTTGTCGGTGTCGTGCGCGTCGACGGCCAGCACCTGCGTACAACTGAGCGTCAAAAGCACCTCATACACGTCCGACGTCCAATTGAACGGCGATTCGCTGCGGCGCACGCGGACCTCCGTGCTGCTGTACGCCTCAACAGAGACGATCATGTCGGTTGTGCCCTCCAGGATGCACAGGCCGTGCAGCACCTGGCTGCCAACCGTCTCCCCCGCGCCAGCGCTCGCCCATCCCGCGTCGAGGTTGGCCAGGTTGAGCATGTTGCGATAAAGCAGCGCCGTGCTTTCGCCTTCGACCTCGATCCACTGGACGACGAAAAACCCGTCCTGCGCGACGCACTTGGGGTCGTCGACCACGCCGTCTCCGGTGGCCTCGGACACGACGCCGGGCCCCCACACGGCCACCCACGCGCTGTTGGGCAGCACGGCATAAACGACGGCCTCCACGCGGTTGCGGGCCGTGTTGCGCCACGAAAAGCACTGGAAGTACGTGTCAGATACCAGGTATCCGCAGCAGTCCCCGAGGTCGATGCCGGTCGCCAGGGGCATTTACGTCACGTCCTCCCACTGCGGATCGCCATACCCGGCCGACACCACCTGCCGGATCTTCAGGTGCCCGCGAAGGTGGGGCCCGCGTTCGACGATCGTGTCCGTCTGGCCGTTGATGTCCGCGTCAATCGAGGCCATCTCATACACGTTGTCAAGGCCGAGGATGATGAGCGACCCGCCAAACATGCACAGCCCCACGAACACCTGGTCACACGTGCGATCGGTGACTTCCTGCGTCAGCGTCACGCGCGTGTATCCGCGGCGCTTGTTGAGCGCACCTTCCCGATCGAACTCCACATTGTGAGCCGCTCGCAGCGTCCCCGGCTTGCGGAACAGCCGGGCCGTCTTCTCCGACAGGCCCTGCCCCAGGGGGATCTCGACCAACTGCCACTGCACCGGCGCCGGCATCTAGACCGTCTCCCTCACGCGGACGAGGTGCACGCGCCCCGTCCCCGAGTAGTTGTCGTTGGCATGCGACCCCAAGCGTGCCACGCGAACCCGCATCATGTCGCCTGCGACAGCACCGTCCATGTCGGCAGTCGCCAGCGTGAACGTCACAAACGACAGCTGCTCGGCCGTCGCCGTCGGCATCGCGTCCTGAGCCGTCGCCGTGTCGAATGACGTCGTTGTGACGTCCGTGCCGGCTGAGCATGTCTCGAGTGCGACCTCCCACCGGATGTTTCGCGAGCTTCCGTTCGCCGCCGACCCCGACACCGCCAGCGTCACCGTGATCGTCGATCCGGCGTACTTGCGCGGCAGCCAAAACGAGTGCACCGCGTAGTTGTCGTTCGTCCCGTCGTACTCCAGCTGCCGATACCCGCCCCCCGAGGTCGCCAGCGTCACCGTCGACCCCGACAGGGCCACAAAATCGTTGGGGTGCAGTAGCACCTCGTCCGAGTACGACAGCGGGTGATCGAGCCCGGCGTCGTCGGTGAACATCGCGTTGTTCGGCGCGTCGTCGACCACCCAAAAGTAGCCGAACGAGGCCGCCGTCGACGGTGCCGACGCCCTTTCCGTGATCCGCACGTCGTCGGTCGTCCGCAGCTCGGACCCGGTCACGATGCCGGTACCGGTGATCGTCGTCCCCGAGATCGCCCCCGACGACGTCACCGATGAGCATGTCAGCCCAGCACACGTCACCGTCCCCGTGGCCGTCACGTTGCCGCTGGTCGAGAGTGCTCCGGCGGTGACCGTCCCCGAGTAGGTCCCCGCGTTGGCCGACGTGATGCTTTGCGACCCCATGTTCAGGGCCCCGGTCATCGCCCGCGTACCGCTGACGAGCAGGTACTGGGCGTGATCGTCGTCGGTCAGGCCCGACAGCGTCCCATGGTCGATCTGGATCGTCCCCGCCGCGATCTCGGCGACATCCTCGGCGATCCCCGCCACCGTGTCACCCAGCGAGGCCCCACCCGTGGTCCCACCGCCGACCGCCGCAACTCCCTCCAGCGTCCCGCCCGACAGGGTGTTCGCGGGAATGCCAAGGATCCGCGCGATCCGGAGGTTCAGCGTTTCAAGTGCGACAATCGTTTCGCGTCGCAACCGGTCGATGTCCGGATCGCCCTGCCGTGAGAACCGCTCGCGCACACTACACGTCGACCTCCCGATACCAAACCTCGAGGGCATCGTATCCGGTGGGCGTGTTCGTCAGCGCTGACAGGCGGATCCCGAACGCCTCGGACCCGTGCACGGGGATCCGAAGGCTCGACTGGATTGATAGGCCGGTGCTTTCGGCCGACGCGCGCACGGTCGTGACAAGCGTCGGTTCCCAGTGGGTCGCTCGTGTGACCTGGTCGACAAACTGGGCCGTGAGCGTCATCGCGTTGTCATCGTCGACGGGCACATTGCTGGAGTCCACGGGGACAAAGCACACGTCGAGGGCTGTGACCCGCTTTTCAGCCCCACGGTGAGGCACGATCTGCCGCGTGATCGGAAAGACGTCATCGGGCGCGATCGTCAATGTGGCCGTGCCGGGGTCGACCAGCGTGATCACGAACGGCGGCGCCGTCGGCTTGACGACCAGCGTGATCACTTCGCCCGCAACCGACGAATCGGAAAAGTAGTCGAAAAGCGACCCACCCGCCGCGATGTCGGCCGCGATGAGCGCCTCCAGCGCGGTGGCGATCTGTGCGTCCGTTTCCGCCGCCTGGCGATCAAACTCGTTTGTGACCGACGCCAAATGCGGCTGGCGTGGGTCCTGCGGGTCGACGGTGATCGAATAGACCCCGTCGTCCGTCGTTCCGCCCACCGTGATCGTGAGCGCGTTCGGATCCTGAAACAGCGAGACCCACGATGGGTCGTCGGCCGTATCGTCCTTGCGACGCCACCGCTTCCACTTTTGGCTGGGGTGCAGATAACTGTCGCTCATGGTGTCGGGTCTCCCACTGCCGTCAGCGGCGCACACGTCACGCGCAGCTCCACCCGGCCGATTGACGTCGTCATCGTCGTCCCCATGGCGATCGTCACCGTCGGCTCCCAAGCGGCCTCGGGGCGCGCCATGTATTCGGCGTCAGCCGCCACGGACCCCAGCTGCCCCGTCGCGTCCAGGGCCAGCGGCGTGGACCCCAGCACCGCATCCGGGTCCGCTGCGTCGCCCATCGTGAGCGTCCGGCTCGCTGAAAACGCCTCGATCACCTCGGCCGTCACCGGCCCGCGCCATGAGTTGGCCGGGAAACCGAGCTCGCCGGCCAGCGTGTTGAGGTCGATGGCCGCCGAGTGCGCCACGTCGATCGTGGTGCCAGCCGGCGTAGCATCGTTGATCGCCAGCGTTGGCGACGTGTCGTCGACGACAAGCGTCGCCCCAGCCGGAGCCGATGACGTGATCGTCAGACCCTCGATCCCGGCGTATGTGATGAACGTATTCACCGCCGCCGTGGCCGACGACGCGGCCGCGTCGATGAGCGCCGATAGGGCCGAGTGCGCCTCGACATCCGTCTGCATTTGCGCAGCGAGATCGTCGTTTGTCGCCGGGACACCACCCGCACGGACCACACGCACCGTCACAGGCCCGGGCAACGATGCGTGGTCGAACGTCAGATCATAGTTGCCGTTGGCCTCGGTCCCGCCGAATGTCGTCGTAAATGACATGGGCTTGACCGACACGTCCGACATCGTCACGGCCGCGATCGCCGTCTCGAACAAAAACGCGTTCGTGTCGGTTGCGTCGTCATCGGCCGACACAAGGACGTCAGCCAGCGTCGTCGCGATGAGGGCCTCGGCCGCCGCCTCCATGCTCACGATCATGTCCGTGATCGCGGCAGGGCTGCCGCCCACACGCACCACCGTCACATCCACGGGGTCGCCCAGGTCGGCGCTCGCCAGCCGTACCGTGTAGCTGCCGTTTTGCAGCGTGCCCGACCACACCAGGTCGATCGCCTGCGCCGATTCGAAGGCCACGGCGACCGTCACCGGCGGGATCCCAGCGACCATCACCACGGTCACCACGTTGGAGGCCACCGTCTCGCCGGCCACCGTGTCGGACAGGGACGCGCCGCGCTCGGCTTGGATCGCAGCCTCGATCGCCGCCGCGAGATCGGTATTGGCGTCGCCGATCTCCGCGTCGGCTGTCACCTCCACCGGCGACGACAGGTTGCCGCCCGAAAACGTTATCGTGGCGCGCCCTGCCGCGAACCCCGTGGCCGACACCGTGAGCGTCGTGGTCTGGGTCAGGCCCGTGCCGGCGTTGATCGTCGTGTCATTGACCTCGACGACCCAGATCACCTCAGGCACCCACGCGTCGCGGAATACTCCCTGTGCGATCGCCCGAAAATAGTTGCTGGTGCAGACCCCCGGCGTCCACCCCCGTGGGCCCACACCAGCGTTGCGAACTTCGAAGGTTCGGTTCGCCATTATGCCGCCACATCCAAGTTTTTGCGGTACGGGATCCGGATCTCCAGCTCGCCCGCGGTCAGCGCCGACACGTTGGCCGTGGTCGTGCGCAGCGTGCCCGAGGGAATGAACGCGGCTTCATACCGCAAGGCATACTGCGCCGCGCCTGTGGTGAAGATCGGCACGTCGTTGGTTGCGCCGGTGAACACGTCCGACGCGGTCAAAAGACCGTTGGGATCGCCGGCGTCGCCGAACTCGAACGTGCACGCGCTTACCGCCCCGCCGGAAAAGTCGGTGATCAGCACGATGTGCGACCCCTCTTGCAGCCACACGTCGGCGGGAAATAGGTTGTTGGCGTTGTAGTCGTGCAGGTCGAGCTCTTGGCTTGTCGCACCGGCACCGCTGAAACCTCCCACGCGGATCCGCTGCACCCACCAGTGAAGACCGCCGTAGGCCCACCGAAGGCGCCCGGTCGATACGTCGCGCCACACGTGCGGACCGGCAACGCGGCTCGGGACACGCAAGGGCCATGCAGAGTTCGCCATCCTACTCGCTCCAGTCGTCGGCCCAGTGGCCTACTGCAAAGGGGTGCCACGTGCGGCGCCGGCGTGTGCACGTCATGCGCTCATCGCCGTCAATGTGGCGTTCGCGGAACATCGCGAAGATCTCAGCATCCAGGCGGGCCAGCTCGCGTTCTTCGGCGGATGCGTCCTCGTCGGCCTTGGCCCGGCAACGGGTCGCCGCGTAGAACACCGCGTAGTCTTCCCACCCCGATACGCCGTCAAGGTCGACGGTCTCCAGGGCCGCCGCCGACATGTGGGGGATAAAATGGACGTCGTAGGTGTTCGTGCCTGGGTCGCGATCGAAGATGATCGCCGCCGACACGCCCGAGATCGCGTTGCGTGCCAGCCGGTACCGCGGCCGCAACCCCGGCAGCGAGCCACTGGGGACATTGCGGAAGCGGTTGCGATCTTGGAAATTGAAGCTCTTGAGCGTGTACCGGTTGGTGCCGTCGACCAGGTCGACGCCGCGCAGATACATGAGATCCTCGCCCTGCTGCCCGTCGCTCCACTCGAGATCGGGGATGTTGTACTCCAGCGTTCCCGACGTCGTGGAGAGCTGTTCGGTGGTCAGATAGAAGTCTGGATCGGCTCGCACGATCTTGGCGTACAGCCGCGCCGCACCCTGGTGCAGCCAAACGGCGATCTCCGCGTCCGTGATGAACGCAGCGCTCGCGTCGCCGCCCGCCGGCACGGTCTGGTCGGTGATCGACCGGACCTGTGCCGTCATCTCGGCCAGGGTGCGGGTGCGCGGCATGGCTTACGGGTTGGTCAGCGCCGTCATGATCACGCGGGCGTTGTGCCCGGGTGCGTTGCATCCGAATTGCCCACGCCAGCCGCAGCGCATCTCGAGAGAGTCCTCCGACCCCATGCGCAGCCAATCGCCGCCGCCGTAGTCGAAGATCCGCGGCGCGGCCTTGAGGCCGTAAAAGCCCCACGTGTCCATGGTGAGCATCCACCCAACGTGACGCGGGCAGTCGCGGTCACCGACGATCCGGATCTCCCCGTATGGAGTCATGAGCATGATCGCCGAGAACCCGATCTTGCCGCTCGGGCCGTTGGCCGTCATCGCCGGGACCGTCGTGATCCGCACCTTGTTACCGAGCTCTTGCATGAACTGGGCGATGTGTAGCGTGTTCGTGATGAAGGTGTCGGGCTCACCACCCTGCGCGTCGCACTCTGCGGCGGCACGGATCAAGAGATTCTCGAGTGTCGAGTCTGCAGCGGTTGCGGTGATCCGCAGCCCGCCCAGCCGCACGGTGTCCAGGCTCCGATCCTGGCCAAAGAACGACGTGGCGCCCGGCGCCGAGCTCGGGATCCACGACCCGAACCCGTAGCCCGCTACTCCAAAGTCGCCCGCGGGGAACAGAAAGTCGGAGTTGGAGAACCCGCCCGCCGCCGTGTCCCATGACCCAGCCGCATCGGTGGTAATCGTCCCCGCCGTCCGGTCGATCGCCGAGACGCGCGTGGGGTTGAGATCGACCGACCCCGACGTGCCGTCCGTGTTGGACGAGACGAGGTAGTCGTCGACCGAGATCGCGTACAGGTCCGCCGGCTCTGTGACGGTGATCGTCTGGGTGTTGCCACCCGAGGTGATCTGCGCCACCGCGCCACCGTAGTTGCGGTGCAGGTTGCGGTTGAGCCGGTGAGCCAGCCGCTTCATCGCCGTGTCTACGACACGCTTTGCGTAGGCCACCTGCGCGCCGCTGCTGTCCGCGGCCTCCCACAGCTCCGCGTTGATCTGCGGAGTGAGGAAGTCTTGCGACCGCGTGAGCAGGAATTCGGCGAAGCTGCCCGAGTTGGCGTAGGTCTGCGCCGAACCGAACGTGTGCGACGCGACCATACTGCCGTATTGCAGCGGCAGCGACTTGTAGCGTCCGGTGAAATCGGTGTGTTTGGGGATCAGACCCCAGGCGACATTTCGCCCGATCCCCACCATGGGGACGAAGTCCGAATAAAGGGTTTTGAGAATCTGGGTGACGTTTGCGATTGTTGCTGTCACGGCGTGGCACTCGCGGATCGCTTCGCCGCGTCAAGGAACGCAATGGCAGCGGCTACCCGCTCTTCGTCGGACTCAAGAGCCCGTTGCGTCGTGCTTGCGGCGAGATCGTGGGTCAGCGTCGGGGCGGTCGCCTTAGGTGGCGCTGCCTGCCCTGGTGTGCTCGCTGCCGCGGCCGTTTGCGTGTTCGTTCCGGCGGCTGCCGCCGGTGGTGCTGCGGAGTTCCGCTGCCGTAGTTGTGCCTCTAGCGCATCCGCTAGGTGGGCATCGTCGCGAAAAGTGAACCCCCTTGCGGAGTATTCTGCGGCGAGCTCCCACGCTTGGGATACTCGCTGCGCGCGCGATAGTCCAGCGACATGAGGTCGGCGGGCCGCGTCGGCGGTGGCGATCGCGTCGAAGTGGTCTTCGATCTGCGACCGCTGCTGCGCCTGCCGCTGCTCCTCAACCCACTGTTTTAGCTGGGCATTCTCCCGCTCGACCTGGGCGACGCGCTGGTCCACGGCCGCCTTTGCCGGGTCGAGCACCATCGCCGATGTGGCGCGCAGGATGTGTTCGATGTCCACACCTGCCCGCAGCAGAGTCCCGTGGGGGTCCCGGACAAGGTCCTCGATCGCGATCGCCTTGCCGTTGGCTTTTTCGTGGGCGTCCCACTGCTGCGCCTTGCGCTGCAGCTCCGCGTGATAGAGGGCCGCTTGGCGTTCGGCGGTGCGGGCCTGGAGCTGCTTCTCGAGATCTTCCAGCGACGGGATCGGCTCGATCTCGGGGGCGGCGGGCGGCACTTCGGTCGGCGCGGTCTCTGCTGGCGGAGCGTCGGCGGGGGGCACCTCGGCCGGTGGTGTGCCGGAGGGAGCGTCCGCGGCATCGAGCTGGGCGATCGCCAGGGCGACCAGGTCAGGTGCGGCGTCGGGTACCGATGCGGGCGCCGCGGGCGGCGAAGGTGCCGCCGGTGCGGCGGAAGGCGGAGCGGTGACAGGTGCGATCGGTGTGGTCATTGGAGCATCCCTCCAGGCATCGGCGGCATTTCAGGCGGCGGGCCCATCGGCCCTGCCGGGGGTGGCGGACCGCCAGGGCCCATCGGCCCGGGTGGCGGTCCCGTTATCGCGGCTTGCTCGGCTGCGGCGTCGGCCGACGCCTTCTTGCGCAAGAGCTCGGCGTGCGAAAGGAAGTTGCGCAAACACTCCATCACCTCGGGCGCGTCTTCCTCGGCGCCGGACACGTCGGCAAGGTTGAGCTCCACCAGCGCGTGCTTTACCGCGAAATCGAGATCCATGTACATGCCGGCGACGCCCTGTTCGCCGTCTAGGCACTTGTCGATCTGCCGTCGTGCCGCATCTCGCCGTGCGGACGCGAGATCGGTCGCCCTCTCGAGGTCGGGCATGTCCAAGAGCTCACGGATCTGGTCCTGGTCTTGGCCAAGTAGGCCGAGATTGACCATGGTCTGGACTTCATCCAAACGGCCGGATACGGTGTTGGATAGCGCCGACACGGGGAATACCCGCACCTCGAACACGTCGTCGTCCCCGAGCTCGTTTGCCTGCGCCACGATGTCGGCATAGTCGGCGATTTCCAGTCGCCCCTTGCCGCCGTAGACCCGCAGCGCCTGCGCGCTGCCTTGCTCTGCGACCTCGTTTGCAGTGCGTAGCAGCAGTTTGGCGAACTCCATGGAGCACCGCTCGCGCGAGCGGCCGGGCATGATGAACCGCCCATTTGTTTCGTCGGCGAACGCCACGATCGCCTTGCCCGAGTTGAGCCCGGCCGGCTTGACGCCCATCGCCCCGAGCTCGGGCACACCGGTGGCCTTCATCACCCGCGCCGCCACCGTCTCCTCGCGGTTGAGGAAATCGGGAGCGACCGGCGGCGGGGCGGCGAGCGTCGGCGGGTTGTTGCCCTTGTAGTAGATCGCGTTGCCGATCTCGTCGGTCATCCGCTTGACCGACACTTCGCACCCGTCGGGGATCAGCCAATACGGCGTGAACTTGTTGTAGGACTCTTGGCTGATATCAGTCAGGTCGTTGAGGTCGCTTTGGATCCCCAGCCCGCGCTCGATGAGGCCCTGCGCCCAAAAGCGTTCCGGATCGGGCTGCCAGTGCAGGAATGCGAATGGCACAGACGCGTGCGTCCAGTCCTCGTCGACCAGCGTCACGCCGTCGCTGACGATGACGCGCCGTCCAGGCTCGTCGGGCCCGAAGGGCAGGCGCCACGCCTCGACTGCCGCGACACGATCGCGGTTTTCGTAGCCATGGATCACCATATCGGGGAACGCGTCTTGGTGCATCGTGGTCGGCGGGATCTGCTCGATCGCCGATCGCTTTTTGGGGAACATGCCGATCAGCTGCCCGCGCGAGCACGGCATCGCCTGATAGAGCGTCATCACCGGCGGGTAGCGCTCCTCGGACGGGTCCGTGAACAGGTCGCCGATCCACGTGCGCTGCGCGGTGCATCGGTTGCGGACGGCCGACACCTTGACCGCCCCCGAGCCGTAGATCCCCGCGTCCAGGGTGAGCCGGTCCAAGATCCCATAGGCGTCCAGGCGCTCATACTCGCCGTCAAGCCAGCGCTGCCGCAGCTTGGCGAGGCGCTGCAGCTTCCACCGGCCGCCGACGGTCACGACCTGTGGGCGCGGGCGCGTGGTGATCAGCCGGGCGACGGCACTGTCAAGTGCGCCCGAAAGCAGCGGGTATCGGCTCTTTCTGTGCCGAATAAAGCCCAGCGAGTCGAGCCCACCGAACGGAATGTCACGGTACGCGGCGCGGTAGGCCTCCAGCATCGTCCGCCGCTCGCGGTGGTGGCCGGCGATGATCGCAAAGTCGGCGAGCAGACAGCGATCTACGTCATTCTTGGGCTGTTCCCACCACGGACCGCTATTGGTAGCCACGTCGATCCCCCGTCCCGTCAATCCGCACGATCTCGTCCCATCCCTCGCCGTGCGACACCGGATGCGCGCGCAGGCGGCTGGCCATGTCGCGGATCTTCCACCCGGGCACGAGACCCTCGCGTCGGCCCACCGCAAGCGCCGTGTGGCACGACACGAGCACCGCAACAGCGCGGCGCCCGGTTTTCTTGATCTGCCGGCACAGTGCCCGGCGTCGGGCCGGGTCGACGTGGCATTGGTCGAGCACACAAACGCCGGTTGCGTCGTACCGCTTGGCCGCGGTCGACTTGCCCGCGCCAGGCACACCGACCATCACGACGATCGTGTGGTACGCCGGGTCAGCCAGCACGTCGTCGCGCAGCGTCCGGGCCACCCACGCGAAGGCCTCACCGCCCTGTGCGTGACGCTCGGGGTGCGTGTCGGGGTTGAGGATCAAGACGGCGCGGCAGCGTGTGCGTCGGCGCCTTCGCCAAGATCCTGGACTGCGGCCGCCACGTCTGGCGCAGCCGCTCGACTTGCGTACAGCTTTCGGCCCCGCGTCACCGCGGGGATCTCGACCCCGCCGGCATACTGGGGCAGGGCGGCGCAGACAAGGTCGCCGCCGGTGATCTGCAGGGCCGTGGCGACAAGCTCGCCGGCGACATCGATCGCCCGGTGAACGTTGGGCGCAGAGTAGCGCACCAGCGAGTTGACGCGGACGAACTCGAGAACGCCAGGCGCATGGGCCGAACATGTGGACACGATCGCCGTGCCCACCGTCTCGTGCGTCGCACCATCACCGACCAGGTCGGCGATCAAGACATACAGCGCCCCCGAGGATAGCCGGGATGCGACGTAGGCCGCGACCATGTCGCGCCACACCGGCGCTGCGACGCTTGGCCAGGGGTACCCGTCCACCTTGGCGCCCGCGAACGGGGTCGGCTTGCCGTCGGGCTGGCGGCGGGGCCGGCTGCGACGTGTCTGCGGGTCGATCCCGCGGCCCTGGTGTGGTGTAAGCCAGGCGTACCAGCGATCGCGACCCTTGCGGACCTCGCGATCGGTTGCGCCTCGGACGACTACCGCCAGCGCCACGGGCCCGGTGGCCTATTGCTCCCACACTGGGATCCGTCGCCCACCGGCGTCGTCGTCGTCGTCATCAAAGTCGGGTCCCCATGGGATCGGCCGGCGCCGCATCGCGGCTTGCTCTGCCCGATAATGGGCCAGCTCACGGTCGGCGTAAAGGGCGGCGTCAGAAAAGTGGTCGGCCTGCGCCGGATGGTGGTCAAGCCCGTGTGCGGCGGGGTCCCACCCGAGCACGGCCCACTCGTCCCGCACCGGGTCGAGCGTCGGCAAGTTCAGCAGCTTGATCCGCCCGGCGATCAACCTGTCACGAAAGCTGCGGATCTGCGCCCGTTTCTCGGTTTTCTTGGCTGGCGTGATCGGCAGCGGAAAGCGGGCGGCGAACTCGGCGGCGTGCTGCGCCCCCATGCCGCCCGAGTCCAGCACGATCCCCGCGTGGTAGATCGTGACCAGCTCGCGCAGCCTGCCGGCGATCTCGTGCGTGAGCATCCCCGGCCGCCCCTCGGAATGCACGAGGTACTCATCGGGCAAAAGGCGGTGCGTGCCCAGCACGACCATCGCCGTGGCTGACGTCTGCCCCACGTCCACCCCGATCACGTGACGCCAGTCGCCGGGCGGCAGGGCGACGCCCGTCGGCGATCGGCGCGGTAGTTCGTCGACCGCGTTGAATGCCGGATCGAACGGGTACACCAGGACCGACAGGTCTTGCACCCAGATCCCGAGGTACTCCCGTTGGTAGGTCGGGTTGCTTTCATCCCAGCCGTTCTCCTCGCGAACGGCCGCGAGCTCATCCTGCCAACGGCCCGCAAACAGCGGGTTGTCGGCGATCGTCCACCGCCACCTTGCGGCGCGAACGGTCGAGTGTGGGCCGTCGCGCTCATACCAAAACCCGGCGAGAAGTGGCGCCGGTGTGCCGCCCAGCACCAGGCTGCCGCCGTGGTCCATGAGCGCCGGGCGCAGCACGTCGACGACCAGGGGCCGCAGCAGGTAGTCGGCCTGCGCGCCGCATTCGTCGACGATGACCAGGTCATAGTACAGCGATCGGTATTTCTCGATCTCGCGACGGTCGTCGGCGCCCCCGAGCCGGATCTGTCCGCCGCCGACGACCCGCAAGATCAACTCGGTTTCGTCGGCCCGGAAGTCCAGGCCGATCCGTCGCAGCCGGGCCTTGATCCGCTCCCACACGGTGTGCTTGGCCAGCGTGCGGGTGAGCGAGATATACAGCGCATAAGCACCGGGCCGGCCTGCTGCGACAGCGACCAGCGCCGCGACGAACGACTCGGTCTTGCCCGAGCGCCGACCACCACCGACGATCCGCAGCCGCGCCCGCGAGCGAACGAACGATTGCTGCTGCTGCGACAGCCCGGCGAGCAGGTCGCCGAGCGGTCTTTGCTGCCGCCGCCGGTGGGCCGCGGCGGCGAAAAGCGACATTGACCACCGGCGCGAGCGCGCCACGTGCTGCCTACTCGGCTACCCCTGTGCCGCCGCAGTGCTCGCAGATCCCCCGCACTTCCCACTCGGGGGGCATCCGCAGGATCCGGATCCCGCGGGCGCGGCCGCCGTCCAGGGCGATCCACCCTTCGCGTTCGAGGGCCGCGAGGTGTGAGCTGGACGCGTTGACCGACTCGGAGCCGATCGCCGCCGCGAGGTCGCGGCGCGATGGCGGGTAACCGTGCTTGGCCTGGTAGCGCACGATGTGGCGAAACATCCGCGTTTGGGCCGACGTGAGGCCCATGATGTGACTGGTCATGGCCATTGGCGCTGGGCCTTGCTGTGCCTCTTGGCGAGGGTTTCGACAGTGTGGATCACCCACGGATCGACGATGTCGAGCACGATCCGCAGGCGATTGACCCGGAGCGCGATCGCAGCGAGCACGCGGGCCTCGGTGTCGGTCATCGGGCCTGCTGCCAATCCGCTGGGCGCACCTCGGCCGTGCCTGGGGGGCACTCGGTGCCGGTCTCTATCGTGCAGCCGGGCCAGCCGTCGAAAAGATCGGCGGCGAGGGCACGATCTTCAGGGTTCACCGACACGCTGACCGCGTCGTGGTGCCACATGAGCGCGCGCACCGCCCGTACTTGCGCGCGCGTCAGCGCGGCGCCCCACCCGTCAGCGTAGCGCAGCCGTAGGGGCCCGTGCTCCTCAAAGGCACGGATCACCATGGCCCGCTCCGGTTTTTCTATCCACCGAGGGCCACTGTTTCGCTCCATCTCGGCGTAGATCTCCTCCGATGTTTTCCTTCTATACAGATCCCTGCCGTACTTGCCACCGTCACTCATGCCTCATCCCTTTCCGCTTCGCCGTGCAAAAGGTCGTGACGTTCGGCGGGCGTCATCGCAGCGACCGCCCGGCGTAGCGCCATGAGGTCGGCGTCTTCAGGCCCCGCATCGACGCGGTCGAGAAACCGGGCGCACGCGGCGATCCGTGCCCCGGCATGTCTCTCGCACGCGTTGACCTGCGATCGCAGCTCCATGCGCACCGCTGCGACGCCGCACCGGCATGCCGCATCGTACTCGTCGCGTAGGTCACCGGTGACGATCCGGGCCACCGTGTCGGCATACGGCACGCCATGGTGGACGTGCAGCCACCCCGCTGCCTCTTGCGGGGAGCACTGGGCTGCGCCAAGGCGGCGCAGGTCGGGCAGAATGTCGTCGGCGGCCATTGTCTGACCTACTTCACAACGACGTTGAAGGGGATGCTTCGTTGGGTCGGCAGGTCGCGTTGGCTTGGTCATCGCGCCACCACTTCGATCGTGCCCGGTGCGACATACTCGCGGTTGGCAAGGTGCATCCAGCTTGGCCGCCACCTGTGGGCCCGCAGCACGATGGCCGCCGCATCGGCATCGCACGGGTTCATGTCGATGTCTGCGAGTCGGTGTCCGATCGCCTGCAGGTGCAGCCACACCGTCTCCTGCGTGTGGAGGTCCAGGCCGAACGTCCGCACGGTTTCGCCGTCGGCCCTGTTCGTGACCTCGCAGACGGAAAACTTCGTATTGTCCGCTTCAACAGCAAGGCGGCAGCCGGGCGGCAGCCAGACGCGAAACACCGTGTGGTTGCCGCGCAGCATCATGATCGGTTGCTGCCACGGCTCGACGCGCTTGCGCAGGAAGAGCCAAAGGACATCGAGCATGGCGGCAACGCGACGAGCCGCAAGTGTCTCGGTCAGAAGCGTGTTTCCGGTCTTTCTGTCGAACACCTTGGCGGTGACCACGACCGGATCGATCGGCAGGTGTTCGTCGTACGCGTACGTCGACACTTCCCAACATCCCCAGCCGACGCGATGCTCTTGGAGTTTGGCGATGTTCTCCGGGGCGAACTCCGCTTCACACGCCCGCCGGCGCTCGTTCGGTGGCTCGGGCGGGCGCCTCGCTGGACGCGTCGGCCCGAATGCGAGGTAGTCCTCGGGGCCGAAGCAATCTCCGGCCGCGTCCAGCTTGCGATCGGCCGCCCGCTCGTCGCCTTGCATGCGCTTGGGGTCGGGCGTGTCCAAAAGCCCGCGGACCTGATCTGGGTCCAACAGGCCGCGGCTGATCAGCATTTGGACCTCGCGCAGACGCCCGCTCACGGTGTTAGACGACGCACAGGCCGGAAGCGCCCGCTCGTTGTGGTCGGGCTCGCGTGGATCGGGCTCGCCGACCGGCCACATCTGCACCTTGCCGCGAGGCGTCCGCCAGTCGCTGAGAGACATCCACCCGGGCCGCCGGCCGACGAGGACGAGGGCTATCGCAATGTCATCGGGGTGCGCGTGCACCTGGATCTTGGCCGTGTCGGGGATGAGGCGGCCCAGGAGGTACCCGATCGGCAGAGCGTGCAGGTCGATTTCCCAGCTATGCGGCCCGAGCCGGCGCAGATCGAACTCTGCCGTCGCATCGACGGCCGTCGGGAGCTCGCACGCCCCCACATCGAAAGTGATCTCCGGCTTGAACGCCGCGCCCGGGATCTCCTCGGGCTGCGGCTGCGGATTTTTCTTGCCGGTCCCGCGGCAGGGTTCGCAGTCGACGGTGTTCAGCAGCAGGTCAACAATGCCGCGACCGCGGCAGTCCGGGCAGTTTTCGGGCATATCGACCCCCTGCCCCACGGTCTAACACGTGACCACTGGTCGCGGCAACGCTCACAGCGCAGATGTGCGCACCATTACAGACACGTCCGCCGAGTTGCCCCAATTTGCAGTGAGGTACACAAAAGGACAGGACCGAGGTGCGAGCGCGCCAGCGGTCGCGGTTCACAGGCTGCCTCCCTGCAAACGTCGCACAGTGGTGACGCCCTGCCGCGCTGCGTTGTGCCCTCGCTGCCCGCTGCGTGTGACTGCGGCGTCAGCTGGTACCGTCGTCGGCACTGCCCTTGGGATCACCGCCGTCGGTCGCTGCGGGATCTGGCTCGGGCTCGGGCCGTGTGAGCCGCTCCACGATCGCTAGCGTCGCGTCCATGAGGTGCGCAAGTGCGTAGCCGATCTCGCGACGTTGCGGCCAGCGCCTGGCGGCCTCGGTTAGCACATCGTGTGCGGCGACGGGGCCGTGCAGGGCTGCGACCCTGCGGGCGGCGGAGATCCAGCCCTCGATCTGCCCGTCGGTGTGAGCGTCGAGATAGGCCCCCGTCCGTGTCGCGAGCGGGTCGGGCGTCGGCGGCGACCTGCGGCGGCTCACGATCCGCCCTCCAGCTGGCGACGGGCCGCCCAGCGGTGGTACCTGCCGGGGTCGTGGCGCTGCAGGTCGTCGCAGTTTTGGCACTGGATGCACACGTCGCAGCTCTCGTGCAGGTCGCACAGCAGGCAGCGCTCGGTGTTGGCGACGTGCCCGCTGCCGCAGGGGCACCACTCGTGCTGGGGGGTGTGGCAGTGGTGGCATCCGGCCGGGTCCTCGGCGCAGACTCGACAGGCGAGCTCGCCGCAGGTGTGCTCGACCGTCGGAGGGCATCCCGAGCCGCAGGGGCAGTGCAGCTCGATCATCGCGATACCTGCTCGCCGAGTTCGAAGTTGTCCAGGGCGCGGCCTTGCTCGCTGGGGCTGTAGCCGCGCAGCTCGCCGCGGCGGGTGGCTTCGTGCCAGGCGTCGGCCGGGGGCCAACCGATCTGCACGAGATTGATCGCACGAGCCACGATCTGGCGGATCGTGTGCGCACTGGGGGCCAGGGGGAGTTGGGCGGGCATGTCGGGTGTCCTTGTGGTTGTCTAGCACCTTGCTACTGTGTAGACCACCACAATCGGCAGGCTCACTCCCCGAGCGGCACGAAGCGGTCGAAATCGTACCCGAACCGGGAGATCGTCACCAAGGCCCACGCCAGGGGCTCCTCGCTGTCGGTGGTCCACTGGCCCTCGTGGACCGTCATCCCGGGCACGTTGTCGGCGAGTACCCGGAGCCTTTTCAGGGCGTGATATTGCCCGGACGTGAGCCCCTCGCACCTGACCGGGAAGCGGTCGGCGTGGTCCAGCTCCCCCCACGGCAGCACCCTGCGAAAAAGGTGCGCGTCGGCCAGGTCCTCCAGCTCGCTCATCGGCAAAAGGCCCTCTTCCGCCCGCTCGGCGGCCTCGGGTTGGTCGCTCTCGCGCAGCCAGGCGAGCAGGACGGCGCGGTTTCGCCGGATGGTTGCCTCGCCCTCGGCGCGGGTGGCCTCGAGTGCAGCCTCGCGCTGGGCGACGAACTCCGCAAGCTCCGCACCTCGGCCGGTCAGATCGACCCACGTGTTGCCCGCAAGGCCCGCTCGCTCGGCGGCCCGACAATAGGCTTGAGTTAGCGGGGCGCCGGTCGCGGCCTGGCCCGACCCGGTGCTGACGAGTTCGCCGATCGGACAGGTGCGTGCCTTTTCGAGCTCGCGGGCGAACACCCGGTCGATCTCGGCCTCATGCCGCTGCACCTCGGCCTGGGCCCGGTCCTGTTCGGCCCTCATTAGCTCGATGTCCTTCGCGTACGCTGCGAGCGCGGCGTCGATGGCCGTCCGCAGCCCCTCCAGGGTCGGTGGGGCCACGTCGAACGCCTCGGGCAGCCTGGCCCCTTCGCTCTCGATCACGTTGTCGGCGAGCCAATCGCGCTGCTGTGGGGTCAGGTCTTGCGGGCCGACGTCGATCCGGTGCCAGCCGTGTTGGCAGGCGTGGCGGACGGCGCGGCTGGCGGACGTGTGGACGATGATGGTGGTGTGTTGCGGTTTGCTCATTTTCGTATCTCCGGACGCCGGGAACCGGCGTTTCGCCCTTGTGGGGCTCGTCAGCGGGGCGTTACGCGCCTACTGGTCGGCGATCTGGGCCGCGAGCCAGCGCGCGCGCCGGACGAGCTCGGATTCGCCGTGCTCGCTGCGCAGGTGACGGACTTGCCGCGCGTACGGCCGGCCGGTCGCCGCGGTCGTGACCAGGGCGATCGTGGCATCGTGCTCGGCGGCGCAGGGGGTGACGCCGCATGGGTCGGCGTCGACGAAGGCCGGGGCCCATGAGACGGTCATGCGCCGAGCACCGTTGCGCCGCGGGCGATCGCGGTGTCGATCTTGCGGCCGGCCGAGCACCGGCCGTCGGTGAGCGCGAGCGCGAGAGCGCGCACGGCGGCATCGTAGGACAGCCCCACGCGCAGGTGGCCGGCCGGCTCGACCAGGACCCGATCGCCTGTCAGGGTCACGCGGCCGCGCAGCGTGTGGGTCTGGCCGGAGTCGGTGAAGTCGAGGGTGATGGTGGCGGTGGCGGACACATCCTCTATATAGCCACCTGATAGACACGAGGCAAGCCGAGTGCTATAGGTCGGGGAATGGAGCTCGCAACGCAGCTCGCTGCCGCCCGCCGGGATGCCGGGCTCACCCAGGCGCAGCTCGCGGAAGCGGTGGGGTCGTCGGCGGCCACGATCTCGCACTACGAGACGGGTCACCGTGTGCCCTCGCTGGCGCGACTATGTGAGCTGGCCGACGCGTTGGGTGTGACGGTGGGCAGTCTCTTGCGGCAAGGTGGGCACCGATGAGCCGGTGGTACCGTCGCAATATCGATCCCGATGGCAGGGTAACGATCCAGGCTGTCGGCAGCGTGGCGGAGCTGGTCTCGCTGCCAGACACGCGCGCCGTCGCCGTCGATCGCGTCGGCGGTCGGGTCGTCAGCACCGTGTTTTTGGGGCTCGACCTTCGCCACGGGGAGGGAGCTCCGGTGCTGTGGGAAACGATGGTGTTCGGCGACGACGGCGCTGATCTTGGGTGCCTGCGGTACACGTCCGAGGCCGACGCGCTGTCCGGCCATGCTGCCGCGCTCGCGTGGGCCCGCGGTGAGGGGGCGTGGGACGGCGAATACGCCCCAGACGGGGAAACGGAGTAGGCGAGCAATGAACTGCCCAGACTGCCACGGCCGCGGCCGTATCGAGCTTTTCACCAGCGTGATCGAGTGCACGGCGTGCCGACCGGACGGCGAGCTCGTGGTTGGCGACGATGCGCCCAAGCACGGTCTCACTGTCCTTGGAAGCGTCGCCGAATCACCGGTCGCGAGGGCCTTTCGCCGGGAGTTCTTTGGGGAGTGGTGCGTGCCGGAGC